GCAGGGTTTCCCCTGCATGTTTCAGAAGCGTTATGGCTTATCTCTTCAGCACCCTGTGCGAAGTACCTATCCGCCATCCGCTTCTGCGGAGCACGGTGTGCTTACTTCCCTAAGGGCCATGATTTGATACCTCTAACGATATCTGCTTATGTTGGATCCAGCATTTTATTTCTACTGGAGTTGCTGAACTCCTATAACAAAATCAGCACCCTTTTTTATGTTTCGTATATATCTCTATATGAGATCGTTGTATATTGCTGCTAATGCAGCTTATAAAACCGAAAACAACATATAACAGGCACAGAAAAATTATTTATTTAAGCCTTTACACTTGATACTTAGTGACAGCTAGAATAGTTTTTACTGGTGTTTCTTATTTTGGGTTTACTTCACCGATGTTACCCCCGCCTCATTAGCGGGATTCGATGAAATAACGTAACTTCACTGCGTATGAGCAGCGTGAGAAGTTTACTCGAGATCTGAGACCCTAGTTCGAACTAGGTTATCAATTACTACACAGGGTGAAAGTCCCAGTGTCTATTAGGCAGGTGTTAGTTACACCTCCGGCCAAGGAAGAGCCTTAACTCCATCTACGAATCAGACACAATGAAGACACCCACGCAGATTTTCCGCTCCTACGAGCGATCCGCGCGCAAGTTTTCCAGCCACAACCGTGATGTGTCATTCAATACCCAGACTTTATCTGGAAGAATCCACACCTCTTGCAGGAAGTGGAGAAGTTTAAAACGTAGAATACCGCATGATTCAATGCGTGCCTACACCCACCAGTACGAATGCGAGCAGATGCTTTTGCAGACGTACAACCCACGTAGGTGGTACCAGAATGGTACAGAGCAGTGGGAACAATCCGAGCCACCAAAGTACAGGGGTAACCCCCTGAGACACTACCCAATGGGGTGGATTTACTTCGTTCAGCAAGCTGGCGAAGCTTTCGTGAAGGAGACGGGCCATTCCGTAGCGTATTGGCTCGAAACTTTTATCGAGTATTTTGTGGCGATGCGAACCGCTACCAGTTCGTATGACATCTATCGCGCTTGTGCCGGTTTGGTGCGAGCTTGCAGCGGTAAGACAGTCGTTGAGCTGATCACCGCACACGGTGATGCCGTCTTCGCTGTTTTGCGAACGATGGCGGATGCATTGGTCGAACTTTGCTCAGATCTGTGCAGCCACTACCAGAGCGGTGAGGAGCAGAAAAAGAACCCTTTCTCCCTGTTACGGGAGGTGATGGGTAATGTGGAAGCCTTTAGCAACCACCCCATCATTGAGAAGCTCAAGGAAATCCTGCGCTATACTCTCTCCTTTTCACTCCTCGAATTTGCTGGCATCAAGTTCAGCACATTCCTTTACAGCAAGGCGGAAGCCGAGTATGTGAAGGAAAAGTACAGCTCAGAAATGGGCTTTGCTTATTCGGTGCTCGATGGTCTCTCCTATATTTTGGAGCGACTATACGATTGCCATCTCACAGGGTCTTGGACCCCATTGAAACACACAACCCAAGCTTTCGGCAAATGGTCGGATACAGTCTACGCCATCAAGCGTGACGCGCAACTCCTGGCCAATCCAGAAGCCACTGGCGTTTCCTACCATGAATTCTTGGCTCGCCTTGACGATGCCATTGATACAGGCAGGGCGCTGGTAAAATACCTTCAGAACGAGGATAAGACCTCGCGCACTATGTGCAAAAGACTCCTGAGTGAGATTGAGCTTATCAAGGCTCTCGAACTCACTAAGCGAGCTGCGCGGGAATCGAGAGATGCTCCTTTTTCAGCTCTGCTTTTTGCGGGCTCTAGCGTTGGCAAGTCCACGCTTCAGGAGCTTATTTTTTCGCATCTCGGGAAAGTTCTAGGACAACCAGTTGGGAGTGAGTATCAGTACACTCGTGTTTACTCAGACGAGTTTTGGTCTGGCTTCCAAACACACATGTGGTGTATCTTCATGGACGACATTGCGGCGCGCAACCCCAATTTGGGTGACGATGCCTCGATGAACGATGTCCTGCAGATCATCAATAACGTGCCTTTTACCCCTCCGCAGGCCGAGCTAGCGGATAAGGGGAAGACACCGGTGCGTGCTAAATTGGTGATTGCTTCAACCAACAGCAAAAACCTAAATGCGCATGCCTACTATGCGAACCCTCTAGCAATTCAGCGCCGTTTTCCATATGTGATCACAGCGACTGTTAAGCCGGAGTTTTCAATCCAGAACCCTGAGGGACCTCTGACCGATGCTGAGCGCATGAATCTCTTTTTGGATTCGCGCAAGGCAGTTCACACTTCCGCCTACCCCAGTTATTGGGATTTGAAGGTGGAAAAGGTTGTAGCACAGACAGATGCTACCACTTTACAGCAAACTGCGAGCCTTGAACAGGTTCTCAAAACCTCGGACATTAACGAATTTTTGGCGTTTTTGTCCCAGGCTGCCCTTGAGCACGAAAGTAACCAAAAACGGATGCGGGATGCTTTAACACGCTACCGTGAAGTTGATGTGTGTAGAGTGTGCTTTCGAGCAAGTGCTGAGTGTGTTTGTCCCTCAGATGTACCGCAGCTCCAGAGTTCGGAGTATGTAGTGCCGGCATTGACCGCCATTATTATCCTCCTGGTTGTCGAGAGGATCGCTAAGATCACTCGTGATACAGCCGAAGCTCTCCCTTCGCTTCTTGCGGAGGGAATGCGGGAACAATTTTCCCCTCTGCGTGCTATTAAGCGTCGTTTCACCAGGTGCATCGAGAACTCAACCGTTCTGGATGTGCTTGAGTCAATCCGAGCTAAAGCGCGTGCCCTAGCTCTGCCAGACCTCGAATACGAGCGTGAGCAGGTTAAGTGGCATCTTAGCGCTGCACTGCAGAAGATTCGTGACAATAAGTTGAAGAGTTGTGCCCTTGGTGGCCTCCTCGTCTTGATTCCGTCCTGCCTGGTCATGGCCAAGCTTTACCGGAGTTTGTCACTTCAGGGGACCGAAGAAGTTGGTGGACGCCTATCACCCTCCGGAGAGAAGGAGAATGTGTGGGAGACCAATGAGTACAGCCCTAGTCCGATGGAATTTGGGCGGCTCACTACTTCTTGGGGGGCTCTGTCTAAGAGTCAGGTTGAAGAGCGCGTTTTGCGCAATGTTGCTTATGCCTATTTTAGGTATGAGCGACTAGATCAGACCGGACAGCGGTGTACTGTTCGCGCGGACATGCGCCTCCTAGCTTTGGGGGGACAAGTCTACGTGACGAACAACCACAACATCCGTTCTGACAAAGGCACGTTGCATATTGTGCCACGTGAGCAGAATGGCGGGTTTGGCGAGAGCTACACAGTGACTCTTTCCAACCTTCGCATTCACCGGGTGCCAGAGCATGATTTAATGTTCTTGACTATCCGGAATGTTCCGGCTCGTGCCTCTATTCTTGAACTGTTACCACCATCGCACTGCGCCGTCGTCGGAAATGGCGTTATGCTTAGCCGATCACCAAGCGGCGTGCCTGACGTGGTTCAGTTCCAGAATGGGAAGAGAGGAGTAGAAATTACTGAGTTGACCACCCACACCGTTTACAAGGCGCGAATGCAGCGTGCTACGGTGAGCGGTGAGTGCGGCTCTCCCTATCTTCTCCATTCGAACATGGGTCCCATTTTAGTAGGGATCCATGTATTGGGCTTCGCTAGTAATGTAGCAGCCTGTCAACTCATCTCTAGGGAGGTGGCTGATGAGGCTATCGCTGCTTTGAAGAGCCCTGTCATCGTCCCTGCCCCTGTCGATTTGACTGGAGTGCAGGGTGAGGAAATTTCCCTGTTGCCGTTACATCACAAGTCCACTTTCAAGTTTTTTGACAAGGGAGTGGCTACTGTGTACGGCAGATTACCCGGAATACGGGTAGGCGGGAAGTCTAAGGTTGCCCCTACTCCTTTGGCCCCATTTTTAAAGGCCAAGGGGTGGGAGTGCAACTTTGGAGCCCCTGTCATGCGGGGATGGGAACCTTGGAGGAAAGCTCACTTGGACATAGTGCAGCAGGAATTCCTCGCTGACCAGAAGGTCCTAGATGATTGTGTAGCCGCCTTTACGGCTGACATCATTCGGAGGTTACCCAAGTCTCAGTATTCGGAGCTGATCGTCTTGGACGATGAGGCTACCGTGAACGGACTACCTGGTGTGAAGTTCATCGATAAGATGAAGCGAAACACTTCGATGGGATATCCATGGCGATGCCGGAAGGATAAGCACATGGTGTTCCTAGGAGATCACGACATCTGGCAGGACTTTGTTGAATTCACTCCCGAAGTTAAGGAGCGAATCAATCGGGTCCATGACCAGCTGAAACAGGGCATCCGGGCTATGCCGATTTTCATTGAACACCTGAAGGATGAACCTCGGGCGAACAAGAAGATTGAGCAGAAGAATACGCGAGTGTTCTCTGGGTGTCCAGTCACATTTGGTTTTGTTATGCGGAAGTATCTGCTGACCACGGTTCGTGTGATGCAGAAGAACCGCTACATTTTCGAGTGTGCACCTGGTACAAATGCAGCCTCCTTGGAGTGGGACGAGATGTACCACTACCTTACACAGCACGGTAAGAACCGCATTATTGCCGGGGATTACTCCAAGTTTGACAAGAAGATGGCAGCTCAGTTCATTCTGGGCGCCTTCGACGTCGTCCTTGCCTTGTTGGAGAAGGCTGGATGGGAAGATGAGCAGCTCACCGTTGTTCGAACGATGGCTTACGACATCGCCTTCCCGGTTGTTGATGCCAATGGCGATTTGGTTCAGTATTGGGGATCAAATCCCTCGGGCCATCCACTTACGGTGATCATCAACAGTCTAGTAAATAGCCTATACGTCAGGTATGCGTGGGTCCAGTCAGGCCACGACCTCTGTGATTTCAAGTCTCAGGTGGCGCTGATGACCTACGGTGACGATAACACAATGGGTGTTCACCCTAGCGTGCGTGGGTTCGACCACACTATCCTGGCAGCCAAGCTCGCCGAGATTGGCGTAGGTTACACCATGGCCGACAAAGAGGCCGAGTCCATTCCTTTCGTCTCCCTCGACGATACTTCTTTTTTGAAGCGTCGATGGGTGTATATGCCGGAAGTGGGATCTCATGTTGCCCAATTAGAGTTGGA